TCGCGCCCGAGAAGGGGTTCACATCAGCTGCGGTAGCGGGTGCGATGGTCGCCAGCCACTTCTCGGCCACGGTCTCAAGCGCGGGCGGGACCAGCAGGTTTTTCGGCGTCACCCGGATGATGCGCCCGTCGATGCCCTTCTGAGTGCGCAGCGCCAGCCGGGCTGCGGACAGAGTGGTGTCAGAGATCACGGCCCCAGCACCAGCCTTGTTGCCATGATCGACATGGAACAGGGCTTTCGTGTCCGACAGCGTCGGGCCGTTGCCGCTGTTCGCCTCCAAGAGAGTGACAAGGATCCGCGCCTCGGTTTCTGCCGCCCCCTGGCCCATGCGGCGGGCTAGGTCCGAGAACGCTCCAAGGTCGTCGTTCACCAGCACCTGCCGGGTGATGCCGATCTTCTTGGCCCAGGTCTCGATCTTGTAGGCCTCGCGCGCCTCCGCCATCGTCCCGGCCTTGATCTCGCCGTGCTCGTTCAGCTTTTCCAGTAGAGGGGCCTCGCCCAGCATGATCTTGTTCACCGACCGGAAATCCCGCGCCGAGGTCTGGCGGCCAAGACGGCGGATGCCCGAGGGCGCAGCCTGGTAGGCATCGCGCAGCACGCGGCCCACGGTGTTGCCGAGGATGATCGGGAAATCGGATGTCGTGTGAAGCGCGCGGGTGACGAGGCTGGCGGGCGACAGCGCCATCGTGGACTCGCCACGCAAGCTCAGCAGTTCCTTCGCCATGTCCACAGGTGTGGCGTAGGCATAGCGGCGGGCCGGTTCGCTGAGGTCATGCCGAGGATTGATGCGGGCATACAGCGCCTCACCCATCTGGCGGGCGCGCAGGGCCGGGTCGTCCTGGCTTTCGCCCATCTCAACACGCACCTGTTCCGTGCGGATGGTCGGTGCGCTGCGAGTGGCCAGCGCCTCGAACGCGGCGCGGCGGGCGGTGTCGGCATCTGCGGCAGCGTCGATCTGGCCGTCGATCCAAGCTTGGTCCAGACCGGCAATACGGGCGATGGAGCGGATTTCCGTATTGATCGCGGCGCGGGTCTGCGTTTCGGGCGGGGCCGGGGTGATGGTGTCGGTCATGTTGGTCTCCATGCGAATGTGGGCTCCGGGGTCAGCGGGTGTCGGCACCAAGGATATCTCGTGAGGCGTCCAGCGCACGGCGGTCAGCACGCGCGCGCCGTTCTCAGTGGCCTCGGCCCATTCCTCGACCGAATAGCCGACCGAGACGTGCCGCAGGATCCCCGACAGCACGTCCTGCCAGAGCGGTTCTACTTCGGGGCGGGCCGAGAAGCGGATCAGTGCCGTGCCGCGCTGGCCATCGACGGCGGCAGACTGCACGCTGCCAAGCACATCGCGGACAGCGGATTGCAGGTGGGAATCCAGCACGCTGGCCCCTTGCAGCCGCGACAGGTCCACCGCTTCCGGCGCAAGGCTGAGGCGTTCCACATACGGACCAGCCATGTCACGGCGGCGCACCGGTGCGCCAGTGGACCAGATAACCTCGACGGTGCGATTATCGCGGTTGGCACTGGACGGCGCCAGGTCGGCGCGGCGGGTAAGCAGGGTGACGGTGTCATTCATCGGGAATGTCCTCCTTCTGGACTGGCTGCGCGCCGAAGCTCAAGCCCAGCGCATCCGTCCGCGCCTTGTCGGCGGCGATCTCCGCATCAACCTGTTCGGCGTCGTAGCCGCGTTCGGAAATTGCCTGACGTCGGCTTTTGAGACCTGCGTTGATGGCGAGGATCTCTGCCTCCACGTCCTTCTTGGGATCGACGTAGTCGAACTTGGGCGGGAGCCATTCGCAGCCGAGATAGGTCGCAGGATCGCGGTCGAAATCGCGGGCCGGCAAATCGCCCGACAGCACCGCCAGCCGCACGAAGCGTTCCCAGACCGGGCGGCAGAACAGATGGACGACCACGTTGTGCTGCAACTGCTCCACCCGGCGGCGGAACTCGATCAGCCCAGCGCGGATCGAGGAATAGGTCACACCCTCCAGATCGCCCGAGACCAGTTCGTAGGGCAGGCCCATGCCAGCGGCCACGGCGCGGAGGTGGTTCTTGACGAAAGGGCCGTAGGCGTCACTCTCGGTCGGGTTGGAAAACCGGATGTCGGTGCCGGGCGGCAGGGGGATCAGGCTGCCGGGTTCCATGCCCACGGTCAGCGCGCCGCCCGAGTTAGTGCCGGTCAGGCCGCCCGCTGTGCCGTCGGGATCGGTGATGAAGCCGGTGAACAGGGCTGCGACCTTGGCCTTGACCAGCGCCGCATCCTCGAACTGGTCCAACTCATGCAGCCGCAGCAGCACCGGAGCGAGCCAGGTGATCCCGCGCAACTGGCCAGCGGCCAGAGGCTTGAACAGATGCAGGCAATCCGTGGCAGGCAAGCGCAGCGGTTCCAGCCGAAGGGAGGTCAGCGGATCGCCGGGCCGGTCGCGCATGACCCAGTAAGCGGTGCGCTGCCCAGCGCCGTTGAACTCGATGCCAGCCCGGATACGTGCGCCACCGCCGACATCGCGGTGCAGGTCCAGCGGCACCTGGTCGCGGTCCAGCAGGTCAATGTGCAGCGGAACGGCAGCGGCATCCGGCACGACGCGCAGCCGGGCGAAACTCTCGCCGCCTTCGACCATCGCCCGCACGGCCATGGCCTGCAGTCCATAGAAATCAGCCAGCCCACCCGGATCGGCATGATCGGTCCAGCGCAGCCACAGCACCTGCAGCCGCTCGCGTACCGCCCGGTCGGGATGGGTGGACTGCGGCTTGATCCCCGCGCCGACGACATTGCCCACCAGGCTGTCCACCGCCGCCGCGACCCACGGGTTGTTCCGCGCATACCACCCGGCCCGCCGCGCCGCCGTGGTCGCACCCGCAAGGATCGCCGTGTTCAGCCCATCGACCGTCCGCGCCCCCTCCCAACGACGGCCACCACCCGCAGCGTCAAACGTACGGGTGCCGGGGCGGGCGAAGAGACGATGGAGCAGGCTGCGCATGCGGGGAGAGTCGCACGGCAGGGGTGCAGCAAGCTATTGGGAATGTTCGGTAAAGATCGGATGGGGCTGTCGTGCGAAGGGAATGCACAACAGCCCCTAATCGGGCGTCAGGATGCAGCAGCGATCTTGGCTGCGGTCTCTTCCACCACTTCGGCCGAATAGACGGCAGTCTCGAAGTCGGTCCAGGCTTTCGCCCGAGCCGTTGTGGCTTCCTCGCGTTTCTGCTTGGCCGCAGACTGTCCCGCGAACAACTGGTCGATCATGTCCTGCTGTTCGGGAACGGTCGGAAGCGGCAGCGGGAAACCTCCGACCTCCTTGCTGTTGATCGAAGCAAGGTTCGTGGTCCGTTTCGCCTTGGAACGGAAATAGGCCTGGCCGTAGCTGGAATTGATCACGGACAGCACGAACTCGGGCAGGGCCTTGGTCTGATCGAGACGGACGCGCAGAACGTGGTTCTGGTGGACGCAATCCGGGATTTCATCTCGCCAGATCGCGCCGCGCCCGACCAGTTCCGGACTGTTGCCCTCGCAGAGCAGCACGTCACCGAATTCCAGCCGATACTTGGGCATGTCCTCGTCGGGGACGCTGATCAGCTTGACCTTGTTCAGATCGAGCCGCCAACGCTGAACGTTGACCACCGCGAGATAAGGCCGTGCATGCGACGTGGGGCGGTTGCCGGGAAATTTCTGCAGGCCGTAGCTGACCTTGCCAACGCTGCTTAGCGGGCTGGTGGCGAACTTCGGTGCCGGGTCCACGATGTGCAGGACTGCGCGAAGGATTCCGTCATGACTCCACCGCTCGATATCCTTGAAGTTCGCCACGAATATAGGGCGGTCGGGGAGCGGGGTGGAGGGGGTGAAGCCTAGGGCGGATTCGAAGGCGAGGGCGACCTTGGCCTCGGTCTCTGCGGCCTCGTGCTCCAACGCCGCCGCATGGTCCAGCGCTGCGCGCCAGGCGGCAACGATGGCCCGCTGCTCGGGCAGCGGGGGGAGGGGGATGCGCAGGTCCTGGAACGCCTCGGGCGTGATGCGCTTACGCCCGCTGGTGCCGCTGGCCTTGCGCCGCAGTGCCGCGATGAAGCCGCCGGTGCGCAACACGAGTTTGACAAAGCCGCTGTCGAGGCGCGCGGGATCGGCGGTGAACACCGGAAACTCGGGTGTGATGACGGCCTTGCCGATCTCGGGCGGCAGCATGCCGATGGCTCCGCTGCGCGCGTCGATCTTGGAAAACACGATGTCGCCGGGATAGGCGGCGAACATGGTGCCCTTGAAGGGTGCGGTGCGGTCGCGTGCGGAAATCTCGCCGGTCAGGTGCACGGTGATCGGTGTCCAGTCGCCGAAGCTGCCGGTGACGGTCACGACCTCGCGCCGCTGCGCCATCAGTTCGCGGAGCGGTGTGGGCGGGAAGTGGGAGTGTTGTTCGGCGACGGTTTCGGCGGCGATCCAGGGCTCGAGAGCCCTCCACTGACGGATCAGGCAGCGGAGGGCAGGAGAAAACCCGGGATATGCGCGGGGTCGGCCCCTGCCTCCAGCCATGTTGCGAAGGCTCGGTAAGCCTCCAGCAGTGCGGGCAATTCGTTGGCCACCAGTTCGCCGGTGTCGCCGGTCGAGGTGATCCCGACCGTCTTGGGGGCGGCCACGAATACGGGATAGTCGAACACCTCGCGCACGGTGGCCCAGAGGGCGGCATCATGTGCGGCGTCGATGGCCCGCAACCCGGCGGTCAGGTCGCGCCAGAAGGCGTCCGACTGTTTCTGCCGGGCGGTATCAAAGGCCGCACCATAGTCGCGCCTCAGTTGGGTCGCCTTCTTGGCATCCTTGGCCGTGCCTTTCCATGTTGGCTTGGCAACCTTCGTGGCCCCGATGCCGCGCGGATAGTCCGGTTCCGCACCGGCCGCCCATACCGGCGTGGCGCGTTCGATGCCCAGCTTGGACAGATCGGCAAGGATGCCTTCGATGTCGTCATCTTCGGCGGTGATCACCTTGCGGCCGATATCGGCGCAGATGGCGTCTCGCTCCGCATTGAACGCGGCATCATGGGTGGCATGTGCGGTAGTCCATGCAGCCTCCCATGCGGTCTCATCCGCTTCGGTGAACCGCTGAACGAACAGGAGCGACGCTTTGACGGTCGCCTTGGCGGAACTGAAGGTTTCCTCTGGCAGGCTGACCACAGCAAGGATGCGCGCCTTGCCCTCGCACCAGCGGCGCAGCCATGTCAGCGAAGGGTTGTTCAAGTTGCCATCAGGCAGCACGATTCCCATGCGCCCGCCCGGCTTCAGCAGGTTTAGGCACCGTTCGACAAAGACAAGCTCGGTGGCGCGGTTCTTCTTGCCCTTGCCGATCACGAACAGGTCGAGGATGCTGGTCCCCATCGCCTTCTGCATGGCGGCATGGCTTTGCTTCCAAGGCTCGCCATAGCGGGACTCGCAGCGCCGAAGGTAGGCGTCTTCCTTGGGGACGCGGGTTTCCTCGCTGCCGCCGACCTTCTGGTCGCTGCCCACATTGGACCCGAATGGCGGATTGGTGATGACGATGTCGAACCGCCCGGGGAAGATGCCGTTAATGTCGACCAGCCCGTCATGGTAGTGGATGCCGCCATGGCCGTCGCCGTGCATGATCATGTTCATCTTGGCAGTGCGTGCGGCGCGGGGTTCAGCGTCGCAGCCGAAGATGCAGTTCCAGGCAAGGCGGCCGACACGGGTGTCGATGGGCTTGTTGTCGTCGCCCGAGGGCAGAAGTTCGACGTTCAGCTTGGCGAAGGCATCGTCGATCTCGGCTTCTTCCTCCTCGATCGGCAGGCCCTTCGCCTCGATGTCCGCCTGCACCTTGTCCTTCTGCAGTTGCACATCGGCCGAAATGGTTTCACGGACATGCTCGAAGGCGCGGATCAGGAAGCCGCCCGAGCCTGCGGCCGGGTCGCAGAGGATTTCGCCCTCTTTCGGGTCCAGCATGCTGACCATGAAATCCACGACCGGGCGCGGGGTGAAGAACTGCCCAAGCTCGCCCCGGAA